CATAAACAAATTGAATTCTGATAATCTTCTTCTTAATAATCCCTTTTCTAAGGATACATTACCATTGCTCTTATGCCAAGCTAAAAAATTAGTTTTTATTGTATCTTCATCAAAATTTCCATTACATATATTCTTAAATAAAGTACTTCCTAATAATCCTGTTTCTCCAATATTGTATGCCATTGAAATAAGAGCATCAATTTGATTTTGAGATAAATTGCTTACTTTATCTTTTATTTCATCATAACATTGTTGACATTCTTGAATAAGCCATTCATATGCTTGCTCATGCGTACACGATCTTGTCCCACTATTATAAAGTTGTTTTCCTAAATTGGAACTTGTTGCAGTACCTATTCCTATAGTTAAATATCAATCTCCTACATCTTCCCAAGTTGAACTAAAGCCCTCCCAACTTTCAATAAACTTTGCTCCTTTTGTAGATAATCCTTTACTTTCAATCCAAGCACCATCTTTATCGAACTTATATTCTTTACCATCTATAGTATAGGTTCCATCTTTATACATAGAGCCTTTATATCCATTACTATCTTCTTGAAGATAATACCACTTACCATCAGTATCTTGAAACCATCCAGTTTTCATTGCACCAGTTTCATCAAGATAGTACCATCTACTGTCTTTATCTTTAACCCAGCCTGTCTGCATTATTCCTTCATCATTTAGATAGTACCAAGTGCCATTGTCATTGTACCATCCTTTAACTGTTTTACCTTCATTATCTTCAACGCACCATTTCCATTGTGACATATAAACATCTCCTTTATAAATAGAAAATTATCAATCCCTAAGAGCCACTTGAATTAATTCCTAATTTCTTTCTTTTCTCCATCTTTAAGCTGAATAAGTGCTTCTAAAATTTTATCTGGTATAGGCAATCCTAAGCTTGCACAATTTTCTAATAAGCTTAAGCCTTCATTGGCTATATAAAAATAACAAACCAGACTTCTAAACAGCCAGTTTCCCATATTTAATAGCCTATCTAATGCTACAGCTACAATAAGAACTACAAATATAACTGCTTTCCGTGCAATTCCATGAAGTCCTACATCTGAGCTTAAATCCTTGTTAATATATCCCCTTAGAATTCCAGTTGTATAATCCAAGGCCATAAATAAAACTAATATACCTAAAGGTGTATCCCATGCTCCAAATAACCATGTAAAAGCAGTACATAAAACTGCAGTAAATGTCTTAAAATATCTTGTTAAAAATTCCATTATAATACCTCTTTCCTTTAATTTTAGGCAATAAAAAAGCACCTCTAGGGTGTCAATCTATTGCCTTATTTAATTATTCTTGATTAGCTTCTGCTATTCTTTGCTTAGCTTCTTCTAAATAAGCTGGATCTGTTATTAAATCTTCAGCTCCTAGTACAACTAATACTACTGCTGTATCAGATTTGAAGTATTTTGCTACTCTTTTAAAAGTACAACTACCTTCGATTATTAGATTAGCGTAAATTACACTCATACTTTTTACTTCGATTCCTCCAAAAATTTCTGACATAATATCATATCCTTTCTTTAATAAAATTTTAATAAATGATTTCGTATGAATCACCTACTTAACTATTTAATTCTGTAACCATATCGAGAATTTCTACATTAGCATTTTCTAATCTTTTTATACTTTCTTTTATTTCTCCATTAAGTTTTCTATTTTCAATCTTTAGAGTTTTGTTTTCGTCTTTAGCATTATACAATTCATTCTTTTTCATTAGTTCATCTTTCATTTTATTAAATTTAGTATCTGATAAATCTTTAGATGCTGTTATTAATTTTTTATCTTCTAAATCATAACCGACTATTTTTCTTATTGTTAAATCTATTTCAACTTCATCTAAACCGTATAATTTAGAGATTTTCGACATTGTTGAAATAACATTTCCATCATAATCATATATAACTAATGTTTTCATATAATCATCTTCTCCTGTTCTCTTATTCATATGCTATCCATTTAAACGAACTCGATTCTAGTTTATTCCATAAAGCGGTACTACTAAACATTGTAGCAGGATTACAATATACGCCTTCTGAATATACATAATAGCATACATCTACAAGAGGGGTAGCACTTGTAATTGGATCCGGAAACACTATTGCTCTGTTGCTCTGTTTTAGAATCCCTACGCGAATTGAATTATAATTAATATATAAATTATAATTATTTACTATTTTAAAATCAATATTGTGATTTACTTGATTAGAATTCGGGTTTAGATCCATGTAACCAGTAGCGCATATCTCGTAACAGAGCAATACTCGAGGTATAAAACCTATGTCTAAAACTGATTGAAGTTTTTTTCTGTCTGAAGATATTATTAAATTGCCTGTTCCAGTTTTTACTTTTTTACCGCCTAAATTTTCTATAGTAGCAGTTCCTTGAATTCCTAAAATATTTTTACCACTCACTATATTTTCAGGCTTTAATTCTGGTGTATAAGCGCTTACCCAATTACATCCATTAATATAATAATTATTCGGAATTCGGAATAAAGTATAATTAGCTCCAGTGTTATACATATACTTTCCTACTGTATATTCATTTGTTTCATGTATATCGCTCCAATTAGGATTATATAAAGGTATATTTTGATTAACTGTTAAACTTTTTATATGACCTTCACTAAGTGTAAATGTTTCGTTTATACCTAGCTGTTTTGTTACAGTTCCGTAGTCTTTCATTGTTCCAGCGTGAATTTCCCCGTCTGAACCTATAAAAGTACATGTTTCTAATACATTTGAGCCATCAGTACCTACGCTAGTGAAGTTATAGTCTATATTTTCCCCACTAGCTAAGATAAAAACCGAGTTATAATAAGTTAATGTATATATTGCATTTTCTTTAAAATTAGTTATTGCACTACCATCTGGTTTCTTAACTGGTACTGTAATATTATCAACCATTACGCTAACAGCACCACTAGAATTACTTGGAATTGCTACTCTAACCGAATAACCATCTTTTAATTCTGTTTTGTTTAACCCAGTGTTAATTTTATAAATGTTAGCACTTTCTAATGTAGCTACGTAAAATTTACTTAATCCATCATCTATTATATTCATACATATATTAAAATTTTCTCTGTTATAATTATCAGTTTTTTCTTTAATTATTAAGCCGTTATTGTCTGTATACTGCATTTAATCACTCTCCTCTATTTTTAATATAATTACTCGTCCTTATTTCTTCTTCTGTGAATTGCTCTAATTCTTCCTCAGTCCAATTGTTATCTTCTATATCACCTTCCGTATTATATGTAAATTCATATTCAACATCTAAGTGACATGGTTTTATTTCTTCTATAGCATCATATAAATCTTGTATTTTAGGAGGAATTCCAACTGTGCCAATAAATTTAATAATAAAATAATCTTCCTCATAATGTTGTATAAAATCAACATCTCCATTACTAAATGCCTTTGCCATATTCTTTACAGTTTGAACATTGAAAGTATTTGTACTTCTCTTCTTTGCTTTTACTCTCGCACGTCTATTTTCTAAACTATCAGTAATATCTACTGAAATGCCATATTTCTTTTCTTGTGGAATTAATCCATCAGAATCTGCAGTATCAATAAATAAATTATCAGATAATCTTTTATTATCTGCATTTAATTTATCAATTTCCTCCTGCTCTGCTTCATATACATGTTTGTATGCTTTGACCATTTCTTTAGAAACATATCTAACTATTTTCATTTATGGTCACACTCCCTAAAACGGCAATTTGATTATCCCCTACTATAATATCTTCTTCAGAACCATTTATTTTTAAATTTATATATTCGGTTAAACCATTTATTGTATAAAATAAGCTTCCAATTCTAGTAAAACTTATTTTACTAACATTGAAAGCCATCTTCTTAAGATATGTGCTTATAGCTTCTTCTATTGAAGTTCTTATAGTAGTTAAATTTGTAGAACTTTCATATTCAACATCAGCTGTTATATTTAAGATAAGCTCATTTGCACTAATCACGTGAACAATTGAATTACATGGAGCAACTCCACTTCCATCTCCATCTCCTGGATCAATATAATTTTTAACCATATTACACAGTTCTTCATCTGCAGCACGTTTTTCACTATTAGTAATAACACAACAGACATGACCACGTTTTTTACACATAGTTTCATCTGTAAGAGGATAAACTTTAGCTGCTCCAACACCTTCAACATCAGTGCACCATTTTTTATATTGAGCTTTGTTACAACCATTAGGATTTTCTCTAACCTTAAGCTGATGTCTGTAGAATAAATCATCAATACTTTCTATATCTCTGCCTTTTGTAAAATCCTCTTTATTTGTACAACTTGTAACTCCTATCATACTTATAGGCATATATTTTAATGTTCCAGCCTTTGCATTATATTTAGCAGCTTTTTCTGTACTTACTGCTAAAATATCTACACTTCCAGTTGAGTCAATAGTACCTTCAAGAACAGTTTCATATATAAGACCATTATCTTTATTACCGAATTTAAATCCTATAGGAATTACAGTACCTTCAGTTCCGTTGAATGTTTCAATTCCTGTAGCTTCATTTTCAGTTTTTCTATCTACTCCATCTTCTGATGCATATTTTACAACATCTTCATCATATCCATTCTCATAAGCAGTAATAATATTACTTCTATTCATTATTTCATCTTGATCTAGTTTTACCTTTTCTAATTCGATTGCTATTGGAGACTGTTGAATATAACTTGTGCTCCCCTCGTCAATACTTAAGCCTTTAGTCGCTGTTTTACTAAGCATTCTATTTAGTATCGTTTCTTGGCTCTCGTAATAAGTATTAGACAATAAATTCACCTCCTGTCTTTCCATAAATTGTTGTTATATTAATATATAAACTTAATTGACCTGTTTCATCATTAAATAAATATTTAACTGAATCAATACTCTTGTTTTTAGTATTTTTAAGTAAACAATCTTTAACTTTTATTTTTAAAGTATTTTCATCAAATTCTTCATCTATTAATTTTTCAAATTCTTGACCATAATTGCTATTAAAAGCTAAAAATCTGTTTTTTGCAGTTTTCAAAGCAAAATAATCCCATGTGAGTAAAGCTTCATTATTAGTAACAACAACATAATCACCATTTTGTATTACAGGAAGTCCTGTTGTTGTATCTATTTTTATATCTTTATATACATCAGTTTTATAATTCTGTTCTTCTAAATGTTCTTGAAAACTTGGGAATATACTAGACATCCTCAATCACCTCAATTATTATATAAAGTTTATTTTTTATGATTTCATATAATAAAACAGTATCATTAATATTAAGTTGTAATTTATGCTTAATACTATTAATACTGTGTGAATGTTCATTTATTGTATTTGTACTTGCTTCTACTTCTTCAAGTCTTTCTTTTAAATGCTTTGATATTTTAAGATTAGATGGATTTAAAGGTAAATCTCCATAAGCTACTTGTAAAGGATTCACGCTCTTTACAACACCAAGTTGTATAGATTGAGGATTATTTAAAGCTCCCTGTTCTCTCATTGTATTCAAAATGCTATTATATGGATTCTCTTTTTTCACTAAACAACCCTCCTCACTGCTATTGGTGTGCCAAAATATACTTCACTTATTTTACACACATCGCCTGTTTTAGGCTCATGAATTACTTTTCCATTTCCTAAGTACATAACAACATGACCACTGTGTGGAAATATCAAATCACCTTTTTTCCATTTTGATTTATCTGTTGTACTTATCGCTTTACCATCATTTATCTGTTCATAAGTAGTTCTTCCAATCGATACTCCAAAATGTGCGTATATCGCTTGTACAAATCCACTACAATCTGCTCCACTTTCAAGACTAGTTCCTCCCCATACATAAGGTAATCCCAAAAATTTTTTAGCATATTTAACCACACTTGCACCAGTAACTTTACTTGAACTATATTCATCTTTATTTTTCATGTCATCAGCATCTTTATTAGCATCATTTAACTCTTTCTCATCCATTTCAGCGTTAAGAGTAAGTTCAAGTTTAGTTATGTAAGAATTAGTAGTTAAATCCCATGTATGACTATCAGCCCTTATATATGCAGTTCTATAAGTACCATCAGCATTTTTATCTAAATCAGAACATAACCAAGGAGCATATATTTTAACAGAACTTCCACACCAAAAATGAAAATCTCCTAAAATTTCAACAGTAAAATCTTTATCTATACCGTGTAAAATACTTGCATTTACGACTGTATTATAATCTTTATCATCTTCTTGAACATATTCTTCTTGCAATATTCCATATGTCTCAACTGGATAATTTATATAATCTGTAATAGTATCTATAAGCTGATTATCTTTATCGTAAACATTAACTTTATTAACTAAATTACTACCAGTTTCCTTATATTCAATACTGATAAGATTACCATTAGCAACATTTTTATTGTCACTACATGCACATATAAGAGTATCACATAAGTGATTTCCTACTCTATAAACACCAATTTCATTATTATAGTTAGCTTGTAAAAAATACTTTTCACCTGTCTGCTTAGCTGCTTCTGTATATAGTCCCATAATTGTATCATAAGCATTTTGCTGTGATATTAACATGCTAATGCTTATATTAGTAGGATATAGATAAGTTACATTTATGCCAAAATCATTACAAATTTTTTTAGTTCCTTCCTCTGGACTTGTATTTGTGAAATTTTCAGTAACTTTATTTCTTTTTATATAATAAGCAAAATCAAATACAGTTAGTATATATTTTTCGTGATCTTTAGAAAAATCAATTGATATTCCACTTATTAAACCTTCCTTAAAGCTCCCATCTGCATTTTCATCTCTTACCCATACTGGAGTATAATCTGGGATAGTAATACCAGGTAAATTTTTAGTAAATGCACCGTAATCAAGAGTTATATCAGCTTGTCTGCATACATCTCCTGTTTTACCACTTATTGTTATAGATTCACAAAGATATGTTAAATTATATTTTACTTTATTAATTAAACAGTATATTGCAATCATAAGTTTAACCACATCCCTACTTTTAACTGACTAGGATTTTTCAAGTTATTTTTCTTTAATATATCCTTATATTTTTCAGAGTCTCCATAAGCTTTTTTAGCAATAGTTAATGCTGTTTCTCCTTTCTTAACTTGCCATAAATGATGATAACCATCATTAGGATTTACACATCCCTTGGCTTCCATTACATTATTGTAATTATACAATTCTACACTCTTATTTTCCTTAAATGTTAATGTATAATTTACATCACCAGTTCCATCATCTTCGCCATATTTAAAATCTGTTATTATACATGGCAAATAAATGGAGGTATCTGTAATCATATACTCTATAGGCGTTGCATTAACCCTTAAAGGTTCAAATAAATCTACATATTCCCATGGACTTAATATTTCATCATTACTTATATAAGTAGGTAAATAGTTTGTATTTGGAAAATATCTTTGTATGCTCCATGTTTTTAAATTAGGATTGCTTCCATTTATAATCTCTCCAAATCCTATTAGATTAACTGTACTAACATTATTACTTGTTTCTATTTCATAATTTTGAGGGGGAACTGGCAACTGATATTTAGTTCCTTCAACAATGATATAGTGTTTTTTCATTATCAATTATCCCCCTTCTTCATAGCTTCAATTTTTAACTTTCTCGCAAGACTAGTTGCTATTTTATCAATATCAGCTTCTTCTCTGACAATTATTGAATTAGCTAATTTTGCTATTTTAATACTTATACCTCTATTACCACCATTAGCAGCAATTTTATTAACCATATCTACACTTGCATCATGATTAAAAATTCTTGTGCCCTTAGGTAAATCATATACCTCATAACCATTTTCATGTAATGTAGTTAATCCGCCAGGGAAATTATCATTACCACCAGCATTTGCATCTATATTATTATCTCCACTTCCTCCATCATCTGTAGGCAAGTCAGGTTCTCCATGACTTTCATCTCCGCCACTAAATACTTTTTTAACACTTGCAACTATAGGGTTATTAGTGAAAAATCCAACTAAATCATTCCACCAACCTTTTACTATATCTATTGCACTTTTAATAATATTTTTAAAATCCTCCCAAACTGCAGACCAGTTTCCACTACATAAATCTGCAATAAGTTGTATTATGTTAGCAAATTCAGTGACAATACCAGTTATTATATCTATTATTGTAATTACTACAGCACCTATAACAGCACATATACCATTCCATATTGCACCGAGTGCTGCTTTAAAAGCTTCCCATTGTGATTGATGTGCTTGTATAAATGCTTGTAATTGAGACATAATTTGTTGAATAGCCTGTACAGCAACTGATACTGCATCCTGTATTCTTTGCCATGCATTCATAACAACATTTCTAAATTGCTCATTAGTTTTCCAAAGATGAACTACTGCAGCAACTATTACTGCTATTATTGCAATTACTATAGATGCAGGAGACATAACTCCCATTACTGCAGTTTTTATTGCTGTAAAAGCACCACGCCCAGCACTTAATAATAATTTAAATGAACTTATTGGATGCTTAACTAAATTAGTCATTCCAGTAAATAAAGTTCTTATTCCTGTAAGCCCTGTTGAACCTAGTCCTTTTAAAAGGCTAGGAAATGATGTAATACTATTCTTTAATAATGTAAAACCTCTAGGTATACTTGTAACAATATTTGTAAGCCCCTTAAAGCCACTTTTTAATATATTGATTGGGTTTAATAAAGTTCCTAATTTAGATAACAACTTTCCTGAAGCACTATTAAATTTGCCATATTTACCTATTATCTTCTCTATGATTCCATCTTGCTTTGAAAATGCTGTTCCTATTCTCCCAAGTCCGCCTGTTATAAGTTTAATTACTCCAGCTATTGGAGCCGTAACAGCAATTATACCTAGTAATTTAGCTGTAAAACTAGCCACCTCATTATTACCATTATTTTCTTTAAAGGCATTAGCTACTTTACCTAATACATCATTTATTTTTTCAAGGGCAGGTGCAAATTGTTGCCCTATATCTGTAGCAATTTCAGATACTTCTGATTTAAAAATAGCAAGTTGGCCACCAAATGATTTCATCTGATTATTATATTTTTCTTGTACGCCCAAAGCATTACCAGCATTTTCATTAACCTTATCATACTCTTCACCACATGCTGCTAACAATGCATTTAATGTATCAAGTTGAGTTTTACCTCCTAATTGAGCTGCTAATAAATCTCTTTGTTTATCTGTCATTTTTGACATTGATTCTTTTGTTTCTCTTAATACTTGCACAAAATCTTTTGTTTTTCCAGTGTCATCATAAAGACTTACCCCAAGAGTTTTAAGAGCTCCAGCAGTAGTAGAAGTTGGACCCATGAAATTAACTAACATAGATTGAAGTGCATTACCAGCTTCTGCTCCAGATTTTCCTTGAGATCCTAAAGCACCAAGTAAAGCTGAACTTTCTTCTAAAGGAATATGAAGTGCTTTCATTTGACCACCACAAGCCATATATGCTTGCATCAATTCATTTACACTTGCACCAGATGAACTTGCTACCTTAGATAATCTGTCAACATATGCACCTGTATCTTTACTTGTCATTCCCATAGTTGCCATACTATGAATTACATCACTTGTACAACTTGCTAAATCTAATTGTTCTGAACCTGCTGTTGCAAGCATTTCTCCTAAATGATCCATACTTTCCTTAGCAGTCCAACCTTCTTGTCCCATATATCCAAGTGCATTAGCACAATCTGTAGCGGTAAAGGCTGTACTTGCTCCAAAAGTTTTAGCTGTATCGGTCAATAATTTCATAGTTTCAGCATCTGCATTAGTTATTCCCTGAACCTTTGCCATTGCTTGACTAAATGTTCCAGCTTCTTTTATACCTGCTCCAATTGCTACCGTGGCTGTTGCTGAAAAAGCTTTAAACGAACTTGCTACTTTTCCAGCCACATTTGAAACTTCATTTAATGAATTGACAACAACTCTAGCACCAGACTTTACTTTTTCAAATCCACTAGAAACTAAATTCTTAAAAGCATTTACAACACTATTTACAGGATTATTAACGCTCTTCATAGAACTTTTTAAAGTATCTGTAGATGTGGCTGCTTCTTTCATAGCAGTCTTGACACCGCTAGTTGCTTCTTTTATCTTTTTTATAGGTGATGTGAACATATCTTTTACAGAAAATACTGCACTTACATTAAATTCTTTAGCCAATATCCACACCTCCATCATCTTCATTGGAAGATAAAGAACTTAAAATAGATTTTACTATTTTAGCTTTTCTTTCTTCTTCTATGATTGCAAATTGATTCATAATCATAAGCTCATATGCACTCATATTAGAAAGCCTGTAAGGATCAATCCCCCTACAGGTGAAATAACCAATAGTCATTAAGCGTTCATCTTCCAATATTAGTTTTTTGTTTTTTCAGCTACATCATTTTTAGTGTTTCCGCCAAACCCACTAAATTTTAGTATTTCGCTGAACATTACAGCTCTATCTTCAAATTTAGGTAAAAACTTCTTTACAGTATTATCAATAATCTTTTCGGGTTCAGCTGGGTTAACTCCTAAAGCATCTTGAACACCTTTATCTTTTAAAGATATATAATTTTCATCTACTTTAACTAATAAGCATTCATATAAAAGTCTATGCATTGCTTTCATATATTCGCTCATGCTTGCATCTTTCTTATCATCAAATACCTCAGGATATTTATCTGTTAAATCGAAGAAAAATTCTTCTTCACATTTCTTGAAATAAAAATCCGCTTCATAATTTTCTAAAAAATGCTTTCCTCTAAAACCTTTATTCATTTGTTTATTCTTGCTGATAATATCAGCAAGAGTGAGTGTTTTCTTTTTTTGTTGTTCTTTACCCAAAATAATCCCTCCTATGCTGCAATCTTAATGCCTTCTTTATCAAGTATTTCTTTAAGTACATCAATACTCATTGGATTAGCTTTATAGCTGAATTCTTTACCAACCATCTTATTCTTTTCCCAATCAGCAACAATAAGATTTTCAAGCCATGCTTCACCAACATATATTGATTCAATCTGTCCTTCATACTGATCAGGATCTTCTAAACTTGTTTGTAAATTAAATACTGGTGTTTTACCTTTTTGCATTGTCTTTACACAATCTTTTAAGCCCATTGAGTCAGTATACTGAACTTTGAATTTACCTTCTGCAGTTATTTTTTTAAGTTTGTAACCAACATCAAAAGAACCATTACCAGTAATTTCTTCAAGGTCTAGTTTTAATTCAAGATTAAAACTATCAACTGCAAATATTTCTACACCATTAAGCCATAAATGACCAAATGTACCATTTACAACATTAACTAATTTCTTAACTGTTCTTGCCATCAAAATTCCTCCTTATTTACATAATAAAAGAGCTAGTTTATACCAACTCTTAATAAAATAAATTTAATTTAAAATCTTCCATTGCATCAGCATATCTTACTACACCAGTTGCAAATACTTTAGTTTCACAATATCCTTCTATATCTTGTAATACTTCATCATCTGTCATATCTGTTGTATCAATGCTTACTTTTACGTTTCCTTCATCATCTTGATCTGCTTCCATATACTTTCTCATAGCTGAAGCATCCAGTTCAACCTCATTAGTTGCACCTTTCTTAAGTACTGTACCCTCAAGTTTCTTTATATAAGTTCCTATTTGTGCAATCAATCTCAATCTATCTGCATACTCGTTTTCACATTGGCCACAATATTCATCCCTAAAGGTCTTAAATATGTCATTATGCATCAAGCACATTCCAGATACAACTTTAACCTTCTTCATAGACGCTTTTTCATCTGTTCCTAATGTAGTTAATGAATTTACTGCTCTTGAAAGCTTGTACTTTTCACCATCAAATGTGATAAATAATTTACCCGCATTTACTGCTGCATCTTCATCCTCAATTTCATCAGCTGCAGTTACATCATCTAATACATAGAATGTTGCTGATTTTGTAACTGATAAAGTCGCATAAATAAATGCTACTTTTAATGAAAATTGATAATCCTCCATAGCTACACCATTTACTTTTATTCCAGATCCAGTAAAGTTAGATATGAATTTATCATTTGCAGCATAATCTACTGCAATTACCTGTATAGGTGCATGATTTTTTAACCTTAAATTTTTAAATTCTTTAACTTTAGTTTGTTCTGATTCTTCTAATTTAAAGTTAAAAGCTAACCACTGATAATTCAATTTTTTAATTGCTGCTAAAGCAGTATCAAGCGTTGCATCCTCACCACTAATTGAATATACAATAATTTTGTATACGCCATACTTTGTGAAACCTTCTTTCAAAAGCTTTGCTAAAGTAGTATCGGTATATTGATCTTTTTCAACTTGTTCATCTTTGATATAAGTATGTAAGCCACTAACAGCTGTATCTTTTGTTATGATACAAACTGTATCTCTAGCACTTCTACCTCTAGCACTTTCAGCTAATTTACTAAACACAATGCTTATATCTGGCATTCCCATTTACATCATTCCTTTCCTTGTAAATTAATATCCAATTTTTCCATCTTGGAATATGTTTTCTTATTAATATTGCTAGAATCATTGAATTTAAGTGTAAAATCACACTGCAAAAAATCCTGTTCATTCCAGTCAATATTTTCAACTGTAAAAAATCGGTCATTAACCTTTAAGCTAACACCGATTAGATCTTCTAACTTATCCTGAATATCCATACACTCAACATGGTCATATTCTTTATTTACATAGTAGATAGTTACATTTACAACTTTATGTTTATAATCAATATAATTACTTGTACCTATCCCCCTTACATTAACAATAAAAGTTGGTGTTTCAATGTCTGAAAATCCGTTATTGCTTCCTGAAATAATATCAAAATCTTTAAATTCTTCAATATCTCCAATAAGCTTAGTTAATGCTCTTTGGATGTCTTTTAACTTCAACTAAAATACCTCACTTTATTTTTTCTAATTCATCAAGTATATTTTTACTCAATACATCTCTATCCTCATAAATAGTCATAACATCTTTAGCCATATGTCTACCTTCAACAAATCCATAACCACTAACAGTCTTATGACCATTTTCAACATGTTCAGCATAAGCAACTGGATTACCTACAGTTATTTTTTTATCTCCACTTGTAGACTCAACATCAGTATGAGTCCAATTTCTTTTAAGTGTCCCTCCAGTTCTTCCACTGCCTTTAGGATAAACCCCAACTGGAGTTATAGACTTTATATCACTTTCTGCCATAACTCCAGTATTCATTAATCCTTTATCAACTGCATTGCTAAATTCTTGTGGAGCATTCGAAAGAAAATCTAATAGTTCATCAAATCCCTCAGTATCAGCCATCAAGTTTCACCTCAAATTCTACAATCATAAGTTCAAAATAATTGTCCCACTCAATAATTTTTTGCACTTTATAAGTTTTATTCCTGTATACAATAATATTACTTTCTTGAATTTCTTCATAAATATCACAAAAAATTCTTTTAGTACAATCAACTTTATAACCATAATCTTTTTCTAACTTTTCAGCACTGTATGGCTGCACATCACATTTAATGTTTTCTAAGGATTTTACATATCCCTTAACTGTCTCATTATATTCATTCTTATGCTTTCCATAAGTATAAACATCAATTAACTTAGTGTAGTACATACATATAATCACCACGCTTGAAAATTATTAGGTGTAGGAAGCAGAGCTTTAATATCCTCAGTAATGGTCCATGCTTCAACATTATCAGCAAATGTCGTTGACCTGTCTCCTTGCTTTTGAGACTTAACTCCTACACCATCTCTAATTTTTTCTAAGTTTTCTGAGTTTCTTATAAGTTGAACTGCTGCAATATAATATTTCTCATATATTTCGTCATCAGTGAAATTATGAGGAAGATTATTTTCTTCCAAATAATTTCTTATGATTAAACAAGCTTTTTTCTTATTGAAATCTTCATTTTCCATGCTTATTCACCTGCTTATTCACCTGCTGATTCTGAATTAACTGTTACACCTTCTGTTGTTGTATTAACTGTTGAAGCTGTATTAGAAACTGAAGCATAAATACCTTCAAGCTTATTATCAAGAGCTTCACAAAGTTGATATGATCTAAAGAAGAATAACCAGTCATCACTTGTTTGATTAAGTTGTGGTGAGATTGTTTTATTAACCAAATGCTTAACATATTGCAATATTGCCTGCTTCTGAATAACCATGAAATTAATATTCTTAGAAGTTGTTTTTGCCTTATAACCATGTTTAACTAAATCTATATCAGTAAACATTCTTGATTGTGGTACTGCAATAATACTTGAGAATCTATTTAATACTAACTTTGAAGCTGTAGTATCAAGATCTTCAATTAATCCTTTAAGAGTTGGTGTAATAAATAATATTCTATTTTCTACATCAACTTCTTTTTCATCCATGGTATTTGCTGCTACTCTTAATGCTTCTACTACTTGCTTACCAGTTGTAATACTTTCAGTTTTCTTATTACCAGCTTTTGAATGATACATAGAGAATCTAAAAGCATCTACTTCAGGAACAACTTTAGTTCTTATAAATTCTCCACTTAACTGACCAAAAGCTAATCCAACAGTTTCTTCATTATCCATTGCATCAACTGCGAACTTTTGACCTCTATCATAGTTAAAAGTCTTTTCTTGAAATACTAACTTAGTAGAACCATTATCATATCCTGAACCATCTCTACCATAATCAGATAAACCATCTAAAGTCATTTTAGGAATTAAAATTGAATTTGCATTAGCACCAGCTTTTGTTAAGCTGATATCTCCATCCAATATAGCAGTTTTAGCTCCTGCCTTATAAATTTTATCTAGTAAAGGTATTGTTTTCTTTACTAATTGTAATACGTTTGCCATTTATACATCATCCTTTCTATTCTGTAGGGGCTGAATCTTCAGCTATTCCCATTACATTCATTAATGCCTGTGTATCGGCATCTACTTTACCTGCATTTTCTTTTGGTGGTTTCGGAGCATTATTCTTCAAATCCTGTTCTTTCATTTTTCCAAATAATCCATTGAAAAACTCAATATTTTTATTACTTGTTTCTTCATCAGCACCTACAACAAAATCTACAAGCTCTACTGGAAGCTTTTTCTCTGTAAGAATTTTAGTGTATTTATTAATCATCTTTTCATGAGCAACTTCATCTCTTAACTTTCTTGCTTCTTCTAATGCTTTTTCAGCTTCAATCTGTTCTGGTGTTTTATTCTTATTGTTTGCTTTGTTTAATTCTTCCTCTATAATCTTAGGAAGCTTTTCTTTTTTGAATTTTTCATCATGCTTAGTAACTGCTGTTCCAACTGCACTATCAAAAGAAGATTGATAATAAGCCTTAACAACTGGGTTAGTTTCTAAAAGCTTCTTATAATCATCTGTAGTTAATTTTGATAAGTCTACTTGTCCCAAATTCTTATATTCATCTAGTGCAAGTAAAGTTTCATTAACATCTGCATCATCTGCAACACCAGTAAGTTTTTCTAATAATTGTTTTTTTAACATATATACCTCCAATCCCTACAAGTCCTTAGTCCCTGTAAGTATTAAAATTTTACATAAAAATAAAGCCTGTTTAACGACTATTGCTTAAAGTCAGTTATTTAACTTCTTCATATGTTTTTTCAAATACTTCTGCCTTAACTGGATAACATTCATTACCACTATAAACTAAATAATCACCATCAGTTACTTTTTGTGTTCCCCATGATGTATTTATAGTTCCAGGTACTCCATGATATACTTCAGCTTTTACAGTTTCTTTTTTTCTGTACTCTTTCATTACTTAACCACCTTATAATTTTTCCATTCTTCATAACTCTGCCAGTTAATTTTCTCTTTAGTTTCATTGTCTATTCTGTAAAGTGGTCTCCATTTTTCATCAACTAAGCTAATCAAAGTACATCTACACAAAACATGACGAGGACAATCTGGAGCATTATCACTTTCATATGTATTCCCATCTAATGAACCACAATCACTACAAGTTCTTTTATCTAATGTAGCATCCCATAAAACATATTTAATATCATGCTGTTTTCTCCATACCTCATTAGCACCCTCCTGTACTCTCCCTATAGAGTCTCTAACTAATCTAGTAGAATTATACCTATTCGCATTAAATTTCTTCTCTATAACTTTACTGATGTCATTCACATCAGTTTCACCATTTAAGAACTTGTTTACCTCAAGTTTAATTTCTTTAGCAACTTTATTTTTATTATCCCAGATTCTATCGCTAAATGTTTTGCCATCAATTTTCTGTTCTACTATTTTCTTAAGCAAATTATTATGTAATGGCTTAAGTGTGTAATCAATTCCTTTAGAAAATATATAACAGTTAGTATAATACTTATCATTAGCAACATTTACATGAATATCATTACAGATATTAGTTTCAGAATTAATTTCTTCTATAAATGCTTTATTGATTAAAGCTTCAAATTTACTTTTGAGTAATATTCTATCTGTATTCTGTAAATCTAAAAATCCATCTTTAATCATGTAAGTAAGAAGTGTCCTGCCTAGTTCATCTGTAATAGCTGCTTTAGTTTTATTCTGAATAGTTGCTATCCTAGAAATTAAACTATCATACTTATCATATATTTCCTTAGTAAAATATTGCTGTAGTTTCATAAAATACTTTTGATTCTTATTCATCAGTATTTACCTTTTTAGGATATCTGGAATATTATCAATTTCGTTTTTACTTTCTTCATCAATAATTTTCTGTTCCAATTCTGGATTATTGATTTTAGGAAGCCACGATCTCTTTGTATGATTTGAAACTACTTCATGAGGTATTTTGCTAATCATATCAGCAATTATTCCATCATCTATTGGAATGCATACAGTAAATTCTACTTTAACCTTTTTATAATCATAATCACCTTTTCTTATGCTTGATAAATAATCAAATAAGCATCTCAACCTAGTAATAATTATATCATGCATAGCTTGAGAATTTTGAGTACATTTACTTTCTAATGCTTGCAACCTTGCTCTCAATGCTTGGCCACTAAGATTACTCTGCATCTTTTCATTGCAGTCAACATGACATGTTAAAGTATGCATATCATCACGATACACTTTAAGCATATTCATAATAAAAGCATCATTTATATTTTTTATTAACCATTCTGCATCAGATTCTTTCTTGTCTTTAAAATGCAACATCTTTGTATTATTTAATACTGGCTCTTCTTTTAATGGCTGACCATGACTATCAAGAATTGGTTTTCCTGTTTCTTTATCTAACTTATCTCTAAGCTTAATTCCAAAAGTCTTAAGAATAGCATTTCTAAAATCAATAATTTCCTGTGTCATACAGGATTTCGTTTGAGAATATGCATCTTGATTTGTTTTAACCATTCTATATAAGGTTTTATCACCTTCAACATATCCTCTTTTAATGCTATATTTATTGTTTCCAATCATTCCAACACCAACTGGAATGCAATTAAATCCATGTTCTTTATGTGATATCTCAGCAAATGAAGGAGTTAAGTAATATACATATTTTTCATTATAAACATCAATATAATTTTCAACACCATCTTTTGAATGAACATAAATAAAAAATAATGGTTCATCATATTCATCATAAAACATGTTTCCCTGCATTGGAGTTACAATCTTACTTTTAAATCCATCCTTACTGATGAAATTAAGTTCATAAACTAATCCAAATTCAATAAGTCTTTGACCTAACGAACTGTCATGATTCATTCTATTATAGGTATTTTCATTTATAACATCAGCAATACTCTTTTCAAGTTTTTCATTATATGAATATGTTATTGCATTACCAAAGCTGTATAACGCTTCTTTATCAACAAATCCTTGGAAAAAATTATCTACTACTTTAACTTTACTTCTTCCTTGTACTGGATTAGTAGTCTTTAATTCATCAGTATTAGCATAGTAGTACCTATCAATTTTTTCATAATGTAAATAATTTTCGCTGTATTCATTATAACAACACTTTACTGCTTCAATATCTAGCATTTTATAGCCTCCTTTCTAATAAGTAGTCCATCCCAAGTATGGGTAATCTTCTATTGCACTTAAATTAATTACAGCTTCAGCAACAACATCTGGGAAGTCATCATGTAATGAGTTTTCTTGGCCTTGGAATTCTTTAAGCTGATTAAATGCTTCTTCGCAGTCTTCATCATCAGATACAAAAATAATTTTTCCATTATTAACATCATCAATAATGGTACTTATTTTTTCATCTTTATTCTGCTTCTGCATCTTATTTATAAACTCATAATCTGTAATATCTAGTTCTGGATCTGCAATTATAAGTTCTTTTATTTTATCTACATCAGCACCACTAAAAGTATTTTTTTCAATGCATATATGAGTTATATCTCTATACATTTTCAACAACCTTATGACCATACCACAATATTCATTGTAAGTGAGCTTTCTCATTATAATTTTTCTCATATAATAAAACTCATTACTTGATTCACTTGCAACTACCATAGAAGTATAATCGGATTTATCTCCTGTAGTTGATGCTGGGTCAATAACAAGAGCAGTTTTAATAAATATATTCTGTTCAATATCTATTCTTCTCATATCTCTATAAGATTTAAACCAATTGTTGCCTATAGAAGTACCATCATTCATTTTTTCAGACATGAACGTTTTTCTATTTTTCCAATAATCAAGCGCTAAGTCCTCAAAGCAATCCCATTTTTCTGGCCACAATACAGCAAATTGCATCTCATCATAGTGATTTAAATAAAATTGCCTTGCAGTTTCTTGTGGGTTTGGATCCTTATTGTTATAAAGTAGCTTTCTACATTCTTCCCATAAAGGCTGCTTAAAAATATCATCAACTGTCTGTCCCTCTTCAAGTAATATAGCCCTCTTAAGAACTGTTTTATAATCTGGATTTCTTGAAAGTCTACTAATCAAGCACTCTAAATGCAATACTGTACCAATACTAACAACTTTAGTTGCTTTCTTTATCTTCTTACCTTTTCTATAGACTGCAGTATCACCAACATTTTCAACTTGCTTACACCATATATCATATTTTTTCTGTCTAGCTTCTGGAGTAAGTACATCATTATCGTCCTGAGCATCATCACCAATTACTAAAGTTGGTCTTACATTTCCATACTTACGACCTCTGATAGAAGTTCCAGAACCTACTGCCTGTAAATCACAACCATTAGTAAATTCAATTTCATTAGCATTAACTGTATTATGTTTTCTATCTATAAGCTGGCCAAAATTATCAATGATACGTTTATTCTTTTCAAAGAGCTGTAATATATCATCCATGAACTGAGTAGCATCCTTATCTTTTTTACCAATAAGAATAGTAAATATAGATTCCTTATAGCAAATGCACCAGCTTATTACTGCAAAATCAAATATTGTAGTCTTTGCAAATCCTCTAGGACAAACTATATTAGCTTTATCAAACTCATCAAGGATAAGCATTCTATCAGCCATATCCCATAATTCATAGTGACTGCTACATAATTCCCTAGCAGTATTATCATCACTAGGAACAAATATATCTCTTAGGAAGTACTCACAATAGAAGCCAATATCTTTATGCCCTAAGCTCTTAGCAAGTCCATCTAAATCATCATTATAAGTTTTCATAAGAGTATTAGCTGTTTTACTACCATAGTGCTTAGTTAGATATTTATCTAATATATAAACATCATAATCACTAGTATCCATATTAAATTCTAAGTTATCATAGTAATATTTACGCTCTATTGTAATCACTTCCTTTCATTATATTAATCACCTCATTTTAAAAATATAAAAAATTTTTATGGAGCTTAACAACGCACTTTTCGACTTTTTGAATTTAGAATACCCCCACCCCATGCATAAAACTTGCATAAAACAAGAGTATATTTCTATCATTCTGCATAATTATTTCGCTAAACGTAAATTTAATGTAAATGTGCAAATATACATTTTGGCTTATTAACTAGCTTTATATCAATTTTGCACTCT